ATCTATATATTTTTCGGCCTGAGTCTCATTCTTTGCCTTCTCATTTAAAAGAAAGTGATATAATTGCCATTCCTTACCAATCTCTTTACTTTCAGAAAAGTATTTAAACAATATTTTCTTGGCGACAGAGTCTTCTTTATTAGCCAAAATATCTGCGGTAATCTGTCTTGTCAACAGTTCAAACAGAATACCTGTATTTCTAAACTTAGAGTGCTTAGGTTTGCTCATATTACTTTATTCAATAAATATATAAATTTTTGGGCAAAATATTATAATTGTCATATTTTGTGTATATTTATACGGATAAATTGTTTTCATCCATATACGATCCCGTAACAGTGTTCTCGGCAAGTAGTGATTTCTTATCTGCCTCAAGTGATGTTAGATAAGTACCAAGACTCTCTAAACTCAAAGCACTATTTTTCTTATAAGAATGCCTTACCGGGTCTTCCGTTGTGGTTGTACTAAAGGATAACTGTCCTATTTCATCCTCACCGAACGGATAATCTGATGCTTTTTTCTTTCCAGCCTGTGATGGTCTTTCATACTCCTTTTTAATCTTTTCTGCAATAGGTTTGGCTTCTCCACCACCAGCGGGTTCAGGAGCAGGTTCTGCGGTTGGTTCAGGTGTTGGTTCCGAACTAGGTTCACTACCCTCTGGTTCTCCACCTAATCCACCACCCGGTTCACCACCACCCGGTGGAACTTCTTCACCTTCTGGTTTTATCTTATTAAATGGTTTAGCTGGATCATTACCTTCTTCCTCAATTTCCTTCAATCTAAACGCCTGTTTACTATCATCAACGATTGCATTAGTGACTTTATTAACATCTTCTTCGGAAAGATGAAATACAAATTCATATATCCATTCTTTACTGAATAACTTATTCTCAATCATGTCTTTGGCAACACCTACTTTGTCTCCCCACATTGATATTTTTTCCTTCTCGAACACGACGGATGGATTAGTCAATTCTAATGTAAAATTCACCAATGCTGCGTCTTTAAACCCCTGTGCATATAAGTGAACTATAGCTATTTTGGTCAATTCACTTACCAATATTCTTTGTATCCTCAATATGGTTTTAGCAAATCTAACATCTTCTTGTGCCAATGTAGCCTTACCACTCAAATCTTCTTCATAAGTCAAGAATGCTTTAGGAATTTTAAGAGCAGCCATCATCTTATTACGTAGATACTCAACGTCATCAATACTAGTTCCACTATCACCGCCACGAACTGGAATCCAAAAATCTTCTGCCATGTTCTGTAAGTTAAATCGTAAATTGTAATCACCTGTCATTTCATCAATGTATGGTGCTTTTTGCATTTTGGAGGTCAACTTCTCCATATAAGCGTCAATTTCTTCTGCTGGTAAATTACCAACATCAATCTTGAAAATACGTTTTTCTGGCGCTCTCATGATACGATGGATTAACATAGCATCCTCCATCAAACTCAATTGTTTCCACACACGTCTAGCACCCTCAATTGAACTTTTTCCGTAAGGTAAGAAGTTACTATCACTTAGTAATCTGAAGTGAGCAACGTTATAATTCTCCAAATTCTCAATTTTACCACCTTCTGGTAAATTTACTTGGAATTTAACATATGCTTTATTGTTTAAATCGCTGTTTTCTACACGAGTAACATTGTATGCACTTAATGGTTCTACCATGTATACACCATATTCTGGTGAAATATGCAATTTTAAATAAAAATCACCATATTTTACCAAATTTCTTGTCCATGACCATAGATTAAATTCAATGTTTAATATGTCATAGAATAAGTTCTCTAATATCTGTTTTATGTTACCGTTTTCTGAATGTACAGTTAAGATACTGCCTAATTCATTTTTTGTTATACATTCATCGGCATAGATATCTAACGCAGAGGTTATGATCGGGTCCATGTCCATTGTATCATAATCACGAAATAACTCAATACGAGATGCTTGATAACTTAGAGAGAAATCTCTACTATATTGGTTAAATGCCGAAGTTCTTATACGATTAAAACGATCTCGTAAAGTGTTTCTATCGGTAGCATACATTGCTTCATCTGTATCAACAACTTTGAGTTGTTTCCCGCCGATATTTCTGACAATAACGTCAGTACTGAAAAGCTTTTTCAACCTCGCAAATAACGAGCGTTGTTTTAAATTTTGGAATTCTACATCAGGCATATAAAAATAAATAGTTTAAATACATTATAATAACCAATTTAACGTTTCTTTTTTGTTTCTAGCACCACCCGGAAGCTCAAAAGTCCATGATTTTTTAGCATTTTCTCTATTCTGTGAGTACTTTGGAATAGTAGTCTCTGTTATACCAGTCCTTCGGATACCATCCAATATAACTCTGTTTATACTCATGGATTCTTTATTTAATCTCAATGCGGTGTCTCTAATCCATAAACCAATGGCAGCACTGAGAATTAAATCATCATTATAATTACGCATTGCTTCGGCTTTTCCATTATTCCAAACAAATGTAGATAATTCATCCAATAATCGTTTAGAACGAATAGTGAAGGATTTATCTCGCATACACGTTTCGAGCTTATTTATTATCAAAGGGCGCGTCTTAGTACTATTAGTAAATCCCGGTATCAACTTTTTATCTAATGCGTTTAGTTTATTAGTTATGTGTTGTTCGACATCTACATATTGCAAATCCGCACTACTATAGAATAAGTTCTTATAATTTCTATCAATTACTTGTTGGATAGTTGCCCACCCATAAGATGCATTCTCAATAACTAACAATGCATTATTATATTCAGTTGACGCCGCCACTAACATATTACCATACTCCTTAGTCCCTATCACCCCTTTATATTCAGCCACCTGTACTAAATTAACAGGATCAATAACTTGAAATGCACTAAAATCATTTCCATCTCCTCTAGCAACGTCAGCACTTATTAGATAATCTAAACTATAATCGGGTCTATCCCATATCCAATATGCATGATCTACACCGCGAGTTTCTACAGGTTCTTTTACTTCCTTTCTATACTCTTCAATTAATTGAATTTCGACTACAGTATTACCAGAACTTAAGAATTCGGTATCGCACTCCTGTGATGCTTTTTTAATACCAAGTTCAATAGTCTGTCTATCACGCCATTCCTGATTTCTTTCAGGATGAAGATTCCATTTAAGTTTAATAGTATGAAAACTATTTCTCTTAGCTTCTGACTCCACCCACATCTTGTGGAAAAAATTACCGACACCGTTTGGTGTAGACAACAATATAGCACGTCCACCTGTACCAATAGTTTGTTGAGCCGATGTCCAGATAGCCTCAACATCATCAATGAAAGCGCACTCGTCCAATATCACCAAATAAGCAGATTTACCACGAACTGAATCGGAAGAAGAAGAAGCTGCCTCAACTTTAGATTCGTTGGTAAATTTTAAAGACAATCTATTATCCTCCGCAGTTTGAATTCTTAACCAACTTGGTAAATTATTATTAGCCAAACGAATCTTGGAAACAATTTCTTTTGAAGTATCTTGTTTGGTAGAAATGATCAACACGTTCTTTCCCGGGTTGAATATCATAGTCCACAATGAATACGCCGCACACAGTGTTGAAATGCCCATCTGTCTCGATTTTAACACGATATTTCTATCGTTAGTAATAAAATCCTTGAGCGTTTCTTCTTGGAATGGATATAACTCAAATCCTATAATACCGCGAGTTTGATGTTGAATTTTAACGTATTTCTTCATGAAATACATAGGGTCAAGGAAACATTTTTTATATTCTTCCTTAATTACATCCCGTAGATTTTTTGATTCTGGTGCCATATTAATTAGCACTCCCCATTTTGATTTTAAATTCTTCGGTATTTCTACCTTTTTTGTATTTCTTTTTCATGAATTTTTCTACATCTTTTATTTTATTATAATCAAAATTTAATTCAGAAAGAAACTTGTCAACATCTTGCATTTTAGAATAAATCTCTGCTAAATCCTTAATCGCATCACGTTTAACGATCTCTACTTTATCAGTGGTGTCATATTCCGTTTGTAACTCAACACTATTTATTCCAGTATCATTCAATGATTGAATTTTTTTAGAATCTGGAGAATTGCACCAATTAACTGTTTCATTTAATTTTTGCCTAAAATCCAGTAGATAATTTTTGAAATTAGTGTATGATCTAAACTTCTCATAATCGTTGAAAAATCCTTTGAATTTTAAAAGAGTCTCAAATTCTATAAAACAATCATAACATTTTCGTGTTTTGAATATAACCTGTTGATCAAAACGTTTCATGGCGTTTGTGCTAAAACGGGTGTCACATTTACATATGGAACAGACATATGATTGATTGGCAACAT